CCTCTCCGAGGGTTATAAATACTTTGTCTTGATGTCTTCCTTACTTCGTAAGGTCGATGATGGTTAGGGCAACATTTAGAGGCAGAGCCTCTAGGATACCTTGCTTCTCATTATCACTTGCTAAAGCAAGGGATAGAAGGGCTTCTCTAACAGCCTTGCTGTTAACGGATGCTTTAGCGAAGCTAAACGGAGACTTTGTCTCTGTCTTGACAGCCTCCTTAACTACTTTAGTAGTTGGCTCGGCAATATGACAAGGGATAGAACGCTTCTTTACTGCTTTAGCAGTAGGCTTAGCTACCTTCTTCGAAGGTTTAGAAGTGCTTTGCACTTTAGCAGCCTTCTTGCCTTTGGCAAGAGTAGTGCTGAGTAACGTAGTTACTCTAGTGCCGTCCTCAAGGACTAGCATTTCACACTTATCTCCTTTGGAGATAGGCTTCCCTGTAAGGGAACAAGTTCCGTAGTTCTTCTTCGCTACAAAGTCAAAGACTTTCACGGCTTCGATGACTTCGTCATTGTAGACTCTGCTGATTTTAGTAGCCTTGCTACTAGGTACTTTGGAAGTTGACATAAATTGAAAATTTAAAGGTTAAATGCCGATTGCCGTTTGCTGTCGACCCTTATAGTATACTAACCTTGTCAAGTTTTTACCCCCAAAGGGGGTAGATTTCTCTCCCCTAAAGGGGAGGTTACAAATGAAAGTTTTTTTCTTAATAGTTTTTTAATACCCTATAGGGTATTATGGGGGCAATTAAAAACGTGCGCATGTGGCTTTCAGCCTATTCAGAGGGATGCTATGATGCTTGGATATGCAGGACAAATCGCAGGGTCTCTAAAGACCCTCTGTTGGATTCAGTATTCTATCCTTTAGGATAGGGGAAAGGGAAAGGGGTGATTGACTCATCCTGCCTCATGCCTAAGCATTATGCTTGAGTATATGTGCTGAGTCCAAGTGCTTAGGTATATGTACCTAGGTAGCAGGCATAGTCAAGACTTGTCTTGATGAAGCCTAGGTGTAAAAGCCTAAAAGTTTATAGGTGTTTATACTCATCGAGAGGGGGTGGGGTCTAGGATTCCGTTTCGGTTTCCGTGCGCCAGCGCCCCTATACATATATAATCCCCAAACCAAATATTTCTAACAAAAATGCACAAAAGCATCTAGGTATAAAGTACTAGTATAAAATACCTAGTCTACAAAGCCGCATAAATAGTATGACTCTGTATCTATATAATGCATATTGAGTATTTATACTCTATTGATTTAATCAAAAAAAAACCGTAACTTTGCTTAGTCTTAAAGGCGGTTGTGAAACACCGCCAAGCATCAAACAAGATGGGACAACCAAGTTAGCCGTAAAGACGGTGCGGTATGTACTATCTAATCTATTCCATATGCTAACAATTCTATACATATTATTGATTATCTTTGTTCCTGTAATGGTCTTAAAACTAAGTAATTACAGATTCTATGTCCCTCATCCGTTTGGGTGTGGCACTGATGAAATCTGTCAATGTGATAAGGCTCCAGATTGCAAGAAACGTGAAAGCAAAGAAAAGTAAGACTTCTAAATATTACGATAAGAATCCAAAGGCTGCTGAAAAGCGGAGGAAGTGGCAGCGTAAAGAAAACAAGAAGAAGAGCAAGCGTAAGTATCGTGCCTTCTTAGTGAAGAAGAACAGAGACGCAGGTACATATGGCAATGGTGATAACAAAGACTACGACCACGGAGAGCGTAGGTTTATGAGCGCAAAACGTAACAGAAGCAAGAAATAATGAAGGCTAAGAAAAAATACGAAGGCGGAGGTGTATTCCCACCAGTTATAAAGAAGCTAAAAGAAAGAGCAGCTAAAAAGAAAGCTGAAAAAGCTAAACCGAGCTATCGTGGTAAACTGGACGAGGTTACGGTAACTGCGAAAGCCCCAAAGAAGTGGGAGAAAAAAGCAGCGCAGGCTTTTGTAAATTCTAATGCCTCATCAAGAGTTAGCGACTATGCTGTATCGGCAGCAGAAAATGTAGACTATTACGATGCTGGTAAGGAAATTAGAGAAAAGGCATACGCATTGCGAGATGATACCGCTAAGAGATTAGGTGTAAAAAACAAAGCCAATATTTTTAATAGCGGTAAAAACACAAGGTCTTGGAACAAAACTCTTAAAAAATTAGGTTACAGAAAATAATGAAAGCAAAGAAAAATTACAGAGGAGGAGGCAAGCTTGATGCAGCCTTAAGAGCAGAATTAAAGAAGAAGACGACAAAGGCAAAGCCAAAGGTTAATATTAAATCAGACCCAATTCAAAGAGTTAGTAAAGTCGCAAAAGACTCTGGGAAAACATATGGAGATGTAGCTTACAATGCAATATCTTCTTTGCAAAACATCCCTTTCAATAAACGCACTTTTGGTGATGTAGCTAAGGCAGCAGAAAAGCAAAAAAAATAGTGAAAGCCTCAAGAAAAAAAGTAATGGTAAAAGCTCCTTCTGGTTATCACTGGATGACCGAGAAGGGGCGACATTACCTTATGCCTCACGAAGGCAAGTTTGTTCCTCACAAAGGGGCAAGCCTTGAGGTAGCATTCAAGGTTAAATCGGCACATTAATCTGTTCGTCCCCCTCTAGTTTCCTATAGTACTTTTGTACTAGTAGCCTTGCCTTTTGGGTCAAGGCATATCTTACCCTATAATTAAACTTGCTTTCGTGAAAGATAGCAGCCTCATAGCTAGTAGGCGTTAGTCTATCGTAGTACTTATATAGGTACTCTTTCTTCTGAAGCGGATAAATAATCCGCTGAGATAGTTTCAACTTGTTGTAAAAATATCCTTCGGCAGCATGGGCTATTGTAAAGAACTCGTAATCATAAGCAAATAAGAGGAAGTTCATCTCTGACTCCTTGATATTGTAATTTCCTGTAACATCCCTCATGGCTAGTCTTAAATACTTAAGGTACGCCCTGCCTATCTTGTCTGAGTCTTTATACTTAAAGTCTCGAAACATACTCTTTTTTGACCGCTTTGCCATTTTTATTAAATTTGCATTGTATACAAAGTTAAGCAAATGGCAACTCTTTCTGGAAATAAGGTCAAGGACACCTATACGTCCCTATTAAAATTAGATTCAAATGGCGTTACATCTTCACTCAAAGTAGTAGAAGATGGAGCAGGTACAGATTCTGCACTCAAGTTATCTACAGATACTGTAGAGGTAGACGGTACACTGTCTTTTACAACAGCGCCAACGACTGACTCGGCAGAGCTTACAGCCCTGCTTGTAGACGGAAGCAACAATGTCGTGAAGCGTGAGCTTGACTCTAGCGCATTCTCTGGTGGAGCTGTAAACTCATTTAACACAATATCAGTTTCTGGTCAAACAGATGTAGTAGCAGACTCGTCTACTGATACCCTTACACTGGTCGGTGGTGATGGAATAGATATAACAACAAACGCTGCTACTGATACTGTCACTATTGCAAACAGCTCTTTCGGATTTAAAACTATTGCGGTTTCTGGTCAGACAAATGTTGTTGCAGATTCAAATGATGATACACTTACGCTTGTAGGCGGTAGTAATGTAACTGTTACGACTAACGCTTCTACCGATACTATTACGATAGCATCTACATCAAGCTTGTTCTCGAATCCAATGTTTGTATTGAGACCACTCAATTTCTACACTCTAACAACAACACTGGCTACACCATCTCAAGGTGGAGTAAACAACAACTCTACCACAGCCTCTTACCTGTTTAATGATGACAGTAATGTTCACCTGCAAACATCATCAACAACAACAGGTGCAATAACTATCGTTCGTAATGGTGCAATTAGAATTGATGTAAACTTTATGCTAGAGGTTACAGCGTCTAACACTGACATTACAATAAATGTAATGCGCAAGCCAAACGGTGGCTCAGCATCAACAATTCAAGGCATTGTTAGGTCAAAAGCAGCAATAGGAAATATGGCAATTGGTTTCAGTCTGTTTACACACTGTAATGACGGTGATGATATATATTACGAAGTAAAAAAGAATTCGTCTGGTGGAGCGACTATGGTAACTCAGAGTACATTTGCTGTAATAAAATTAGATTAAAACTGTGACTGAAAAGCAAAAAGATTGCATCCTAGAAATACAAGAGCTTATTGTAGCAATAAATAACGTTGTTAAAAAATTTGAACTTGAAGACGAGTTCTTAGCAGCGATAGCTGTAGGCTTCATAAACCTAGAAACAAGGTACACTGATGAGGAAGGAGATGAGAGAGCCAACATGAGCTTGCTTTCTTCTTTCTCTGTAGCAGACGAAGAAGAACTTGATGACTTACTTTCTTATTCCGTAGAGGCTTACAGAATAGAGCAAGAAGAAGAAAGGATAGACCCATCGAGTATAGATTATTGGATAAATTTATCAAGAGGAGACGATAGTGTAAACTAAATCGAATTCTCTTTACAATTAAATTAAAATGATTAGAAAAATAGTTATTGGGCGAGACCCAAAGGACGCTATGGCTTATTACGTTGGCATGAGAGCTGGAAGCGGTAAAGTCGTAGCAATCACAGAAGACGAAGCACATCTGCATCGTTTTGGTAAAAAGAGATACCTCATATACATCGAGAACGATGAAGGTACAATGGTATGGAAAGCTGTTGACGACATGCCTTGCATACTAGAGTATGACTTAAAATTCGATTGATATGAAACCACTACACCATTTTATAGTACACATACCTCAGAAGTTTAATGATGAGGTTTCATTCAATGGAGGGACATTGCAACTTGTGAGCAAGTTCAATGAATTCGAGCATAGAGTAAACAGCGCTAAGATTACAGGATGTCCTAAAGGATTTGATTGCGTAGGAGATACCTTATACTTTCATCATCATGTGGTAATGGAGCAAATGTATAATATAGGAGATGACTTATACTTGGTTAACTACGACCCTATCGGAGGATATGCAAACCACGCTATCGCTATCGAAGACGAAGCTGGTGATATTACTATGCTTGGGGATTGGTGTTTTGTTGCACCCCCTGTTGAGCAGGAAGAGGAAACAAGTGATTCTGGCATCATTCTTAGCCTCGAAAAAGAACCAGAACTGGAAGGTGTACTACTCGCCATACCCTCAGATTCAGAATGGATTGGAACGAAGTCTGGTGATATGGTGGGTTACACGAAGAATTCTGAATACGAGATGGAGCTTCTAAATGGCGACAAGGTTTATCGTATGCGAACAACAGAGCTAGTGTATGTCAAAGAAGCGTAAATTCACTACAGAAGAAGCGTCAACTAGATTGCTCTCCTCTATGGAGGTCGCAATCAATAACATGATTGACGAAGTTAGAAAACCTGTAGATGCAGAACTTTCTGGCTCCCAGCGCAAGGCTGAATTACAGAGTATTAAACAAACAGCTACTGATGCAAAAGAACTGCTCATCGAATACCAAAGGCTTGAACAAATGGTTAGAGAACTCCGAGAAACTGGAGGAATCGAAGAAGAACAAGACTACTCTGGAGGATTCGCAGAAAAGTTCTCAAAGTAATCAGATATTCTGTTACTGGGATTATTAATTAAATGAAATGGCAGGTCTTAAACAAGTTGAGGGATACGATAACTACGTTATCAATATATGCCCCAACGATACAGCTGGGGAGATTACCGAAATTGGTGGGGTTGATATTCAGCTTCCCAAATTACCCCCTAAAAAAGAAATCCTCGGATATGAACGGAAGCCTCATTTGCAAATGTGGCAACGACTTCCTGTGCCAGAAGAATTGCAGAGGATTCGCTCTATGGATGAGTGGTATGAAATGCAATCCGAATTCAAAAAGAAATTTTCTCCGTACATCGAGAAAGAGTTTGAGCGCAGGCGTAACGGTCTTTGGTTTTACAATAATGGTAAGCCTGTCTACATTACAGGGAGACACTATATGATGTTACAATGGAGCAAGATGGATATAGGCTATGCTTCATTTTTAGACTTTCAAAGAAAACTATTTATACACTTTGCAGCTTGTGAAGTTGACCCTCGTTCTATGGGTCAGATGTACACTAAATGTAGACGCTCTGGATATACTAACATGTCTGCTGCTATACTAGTAGACGAAGCTACTCAAGTAAAAGATAAGCTGTTAGGCATACAGTCTAAAACAGGTAAAGACGCACAGGAGAACATCTTTATGAAGAAGGTAGTTCCTATGTTTAGAAGCTATCCATTCTTTTTTAAGCCTATACAGGACGGTACAACCAATCCAAGAATGGAACTTGCGTTTCGTGAACCATCAAAAAGAATTACCAAAAACAATAAAACATCTAATAAGGGAGAAGCTCTTAATACAATTATAAATTGGAAGAACACCACGAACAATGCTTATGATGGTGAAAAGCTTCATATGATGTATTTAGATGAAAGTGGTAAGTGGGAAAGACCAACCGATATTCGTGAAGCATGGCGAATAGAAAGAACTTGTTTAATTGTAGGACGTAAGATTATAGGTAAGTGTCTTATGGGTTCTACTGTAAATCCAATGGACAAAGGTGGAAAACAATACAAAGAACTCTGGAGAGACTCCGACCCAGAAGATAGAAACGCCAACGGAAGAACAAAGACTGGACTTTATAGATTATTTATACCAGCCTACGAAGCCCTCGAAGGCTTCTTTGATGAATATGGAAACCCTATTATTGAAGACCCTGCGAAGCCTGTTAAAACGATTGAAGGAGACTTTGTAGACATAGGTGCAAAGACTTACTTAAAGAACGAGAGAGACGCTTTAAAAGGCGATGCAAGGGAACTTAACGAATATGTTCGCCAGTTCCCCTTTACTGTTGACGAAGCAATGAGGGATAGTATTGAAGGCTCTACGTTTAACATTGGAAAGATATACGAACAAATAGAACACAACGAAGAGCTGTATCCCAATCCTGTTGTTCAAGGTAATTTCTCTTGGAAGGATGCTGCAAACGACACCGAAGTCGTGTTTAGTCCTAACCCTCAAGGCAGGTGGTTTATAAGTTGGATGCCAAAGCCAGAAAACAGAAACAAATCTGTAATTAAACACGGTAAAAAGCACCCAGCGAATGACCACATAGGTGTGGGTGGAGTCGATAGCTATGATTTGGACTCTACAACTGATAATAGAGGGTCAAAGGGAGCTTGTCATATGTATAACAAGTTTAGTATGGGCGCTCCTGCTAATATGTTTGTCGCAGAATACGCATCTAGACCTCCCTTGGCTAGAATATTTTACGAAGATATATTGATGGCCGCTGTTTTCTTTGGATATCCGCTTTTAATAGAAAACAACAAGTACGGAATCGTTAGATATTTTGAATCTAGAGGATACGAAGAGTATGTAATGAAAAGACCAGACCATCTTAAGACTCCTAACGCTGTAAATACTAAAACTCGTGGTATTCCTTCTAACTCTGTAGATGTTATTCAGTCTCATGCTCAAGCAATTGAGGCATATGTTGAAGAACACGTAGGGATTAACTCTGAAACTGGCGAAATGGGGAGAATGTACTTTCAAAGAACGCTAGAAGACTGGATTGGCTACAAAATTGACAATCGTACTAAATACGATTTAACAATATCGAGCGGACTTGCGTTATTAGGGGCGCAAAAAACCAAAGTCAAGAAAAAAGAGTCGCAATTCGATGACAAGAAGTTTTTTCGTAGATATACTAAAGAAATAAGACGCTGATAGACAGAGCTTTAATTTCGTATATTTGCGAGGAAGTATTTTGCGAAAGGCTATATGTACAACAAAGACAACGAACAAGGGAAGTACGGTAATTTTCCAGACCCATTTGCCCCTCATGGACAAAAGTCCTCTAAATCATATGGAATAAAATTTGCCAAAGCCATTGAAAAACAATGGGGCAACTCTGACGATGAGCGTAGTCTCTTCCGAAGACGTATGAAGGACTTTGAGACAAACCGTGACTATGCAAACGGTACGCAAGATACTTCAATCTACAAGCAGATATTAAACTCTCTCGACCCAAACAGTGGGGACGGTACGTTACTAAACCTTGATTGGTCTCCAGTGCCTATCGTCCCCAAGTTTGTCAAGATTGTAGTAAACAACATACTCTCAAGAAAGCCTTATCCAAACGTAAAAGCTATTGACCCTCTATCTCAGTCTGAAAAAGACCAGAAGAGAGCAGAGAAAATGTTTGAGGTAAAAAATAAAGAACTCCTTTCTCAATTAGAGCAGCAAGGTGTAGATATTAAAACAGATTTAAGCTCTATACCAGAAACACCTGAAGAAGCTGAAATATTCATGGATGTGAATATCAAGACAGCGGCAGAAATCGCCTCTCAAGTAGGAACAAGCATGACCCTTGAGTGGAACGATTTTGACCAGCGTGTGTACAGACGTGCGGTTACCGATTTGGTAACCTGCGGTATGGCTGTAATTAAAAGGAGTAACGACCCTAACTATGGAATCAAAGAAGACTACATCGACCCAGCGCACTTCTTCCATAGCTACACCGAAGACCCTACGTTTAGTGACCTCATCTATGCAGGACACGTCAAGAAAATTAGCATCTCAGAGCTTAAGCGTATCGCTGGTGATGAGCTTACTGAAGAGCAATATGAAAAAATAGGGCAAAGCGTAAAAAACAAATACCAGAACCGAGCCGATAAACTAAGCTATAAATACTACGATGAAACTCTAGACCGTACAACCTATGGATACGATGAGTTCATTGTTGAGGTAATGGACTTTGAATTCTTATCTACGGACGACATGATGTTCGAAGGAAAGCAATCTCGTTTTGGAAACGAGAGCTTCTACTACAAAGGGTTTGAATACACACCACCTAAAGAATCTGTTTACGCTCGTGAGCCGAGAGCAATGAGTATACAAACAGTATATGGTGGTAGCTACGTTATCGGATGTAACTATATGTTTGACTACGGTCAAAAAAGAAATATACCTAAAAACGTACACGACCTAAGTAAGGCTAGATTGTCTTACTCTGTTGTGTCAACAAACCTGCGCAGAATGATGCCTAAGTCTCTTGTAGGCTCAGTCATTGGTTTTGCTGACCAGTTGCAACTTTCTCACTTAAAGCTACAACAAGCAATTGCTAAGGCTAAGCCAGATGGATTGATTGTAGACATTGAAGGGTTAGAAAATGTACAGTTAGGTAAAGGCGGTGAACTACAACCATTAGATATACAAGACATCTACGAACAAACAGGTGTATTCTACTATCGCTCGAAGAATCCAGAAGGTGGATTCCAGAACCCTCCAGTTAGGGCTTTGGACAATAGTATCCGTAATATCCAAGAGCTTATTAGTATCTACAACCATAATCTCCGTCTTATCCGTGATACAACAGGTATTAATGAAGTAATGGATGGCACTTCTCCAAAAGGAGAACAGTTAGTAGGCGTACGCCAACAAGCGGTAGCCGCTGGTAATAACGCTATCTACGATATAACAAATGCTTCTATTTATCTATATACTAGGGTTTGTGAAGACATCGTAAAATGTCTTCAGATTCTGCCTCCTAAGTCTGTTATCTTCCAAGCTTACGAAAGAGCTATTGGTAAAACAAATATGGATGTGCTTTCTTCATTTGGTGATTTACCGATGTACAATTTTGGTATCAAGATTCAAATGGAAATGGATGAGACAGAAAAAGCTTATCTGGAGCAAAACATTCAAGTAGCCCTAGGTCAAAAAGAAATAGACTTAGAAGACGCAATGGCAATCCGTCAATTAAAAGACATTGACCAAGCAGAGCGATTACTTATCGTCAGACGCAAGAAGCGTATGGGTATGATGCAGCAAAGAGCGCAGCAAAACTCTCAGATGCAGGCTCAGATAAATCAACAAACTGCACAGGCAGCAAGCCAAGGAAAAATGCAGGAGATTCAAATGCAAAGCCAAGCTAAGATTGCAGAGATACAGGCTGACGCTCAAGCTAAGGCTCAGTTACTGCAATTAGAGTACCAGCTAAAAGGTCAAGTTGAAGGCGCTAAATCTCAATCTCAAATGGGAATGAAGCAACAAGACATGGCTTTTAGACAACAAATGGAAGACAATAAAGAAGAAGCTAAAGACAAGCGAGTTAAGAAACAAGCTGTTGAACAATCCAAAATGATTTCTCAACGTCAAGGAAAGCGTGGAGAACTACAGGATGAGGGAGACGATTTGATAGACATGCTAACTTCTTGATAACCAGTAATTTACTACCTTTGTAAAAACAATAGAAAAATGAGCAACTTAACGAAGCCTTACAATTTTTTCATGAATTACTTCGGTCAAGGAGGATTTGACGCTATGGGCGCTTCGGAGACCATTAATTCACACACCTACGTAGCTATAACAGCTCTTGATGCTGCCACCGTAACTTTAGATGCTATAACTGGAGACGACCTTACTGTGTCTCCTATTCCAGCAGGAACTACTATATACGGAAGATTTACAAGTGTGACTTGTGTTTCTGGAAAGCTTTTAGTTTACCGTGAATATGTTGACTAATGGCAATACAGATAAACTTAGACAACGCATCAAGAGTAGACGTTACTTGTCGTAGAGGTGACAGCTTCGAGCTTAAATTCACCTTTACTGATGATGCTGGCGATGCCATTGACTTAACAGGATACACTTGGAAAATGGATGTAAAGGAAACTGATACATCTTCTTCTGATATTATTGCTGACGGAGACTTCAGCTACAATGGAACAAGTGCTGGAGTTTTAACTGTAACAGCTACAGCCGCTACAATGGCTGGAGCAGCAGGAGGTTTGTATGTTTACGACCTTCAGTCCACTAATGGTGGCACTGTAAAAACATGGGTATACGGAATCTTTAAGATTAACGAAGACGTAAGTGAGTAACATAGAAATAAATAGTGGCGATTCAGTAAACATATCTGGTGTAAGCACGGTAGCAACAACAACTATTGTGTCTCAACCAGAGATTAATGTTTCTGTAGCTGGTGTAATAAGCACTAAAGACTCACACTACACACACAATCAGAACTCTGTTTCTGATAGTTGGAGTGTAACACACAATCTCGGCAAGAAACCATCGGTTACTGTCGTGGATAGTGCAGATACAGTTCTTTATGGTGCTGTATCATATACAGATGATAATTCTTTAACAATAACCTTGTCTGCCCCAACGAGTGGGAAGGCTTATATGAACTAAAATGGCTGAAGTAAAATTTTTAAGTAATTTAAACGTAGACGGTAACATTGACCTCAATCAAGGTCAGTTAATCGACTCACGTTTCCAAGTTGTAACTGCTGACCCTTCAAGCGGTAACTTCGAGGGTAGAATGATTTATCGCTCAGACATTGATGCGATTAAGTTCTACAATGGAACTGCATGGGAAGCTCTTTCTACAACCACAGGTGACATTACAGCTGTAACGGCTGGAAACGGTCTTACAGGCGGTGGAACATCTGGAGGTGTAACGCTTGCTGTAAATGCAGATGGAACAACAATTGAAATTGTATCTGACCAAGTAAGAGCTAAAACAGCAGCGGTATCTAACGGTGCTACGACTCTTGTAACTGGTAACCACGTATATGATTACGTAGATGGTCTTGGTTATACAACCAACACAGGTACTGTAACCTCTGTACAACTTTCTGCTGGTAACTTAATTGACATAGGCGGTACTAACCCAATTACCACTTCTGGTACTATCTCGATTAATGTTGACTTGTCTGAATTGACAGACATGACTCAAGCAATGGTTGCTACTGATGAGTTCGTTGTACTCGATGCATCTTCTCAAAAGCGTAAAGCTGCAAGTGAAATTCCATTAAGTATCTTTAATAACGATGCTAACTTCTCTACTACTACAGGTACGGTAACAAGTGTAGGCACTACTGGTAGTGTAAACGGAATTACTCTAACTGGAACGGTAACAAGTAGCGGTAGTTTAACTCTTGGTGGTACACTTGCTATCAGCAATGCCGACTGGAGTGGAACTGACTTGTCTGTCGCAAATGGTGGTACAGGGGCATCTACCGCTGCTGGTGCGAGAACAAACTTAGGACTTGGCTCTCTTGCCACTTTAAACAGCGTTACAGCCGCTCAAATTGATGCTAACGCAGTTGGTGCTTCAGAGATTGCAGCAAACGCTGTAGGGGCTTCTGAGTTGAATGTGAGTAGTAACGGCACATCTGGTCAAGTACTTACTTCTGACGGTGATGGAACATTCTCTTGGACTGCTAAAACAGTCAACACGGATGTTGACGTAAGTGAAGCTAACCTTAAAGCTCGTCTTGCTGGTCTAAACAGTGCAGACACACTTTACATTGGTGACTCTGGAGATGATACAACAGTTGTTATCCGTGGTACACTACAGGTAGACGGCTCTACTACAACGGTAAACTCTGAAACGCTTACCGTTAATGACAACATCATTGTACTTAACAACAATATAACTGGTACTCCTACAGAGGATGCTGGTATTGAAGTTGAGCGTGGCACAGAAAACAATACTGCATTACGTTACAATGAAACAAATGACCGTTGGGAGTTTACTAATGACGGTTCTACATACTTTAACATCCCTGTAAGTGCTGAGTACACCAACAACGTAGGTGATATTACTGCGGTAACTGTTACTGCTGGTAATTGTCTTACTGGTGGTGGTTCTGCTTCAAGCGGTGCTTTCAGCAAGACTTTAAACGTAGGTGCTGGAACAGGTATTAGCGTAGCCGCTGATTCGGTTGCTCTTAGCCACTTAGGACTTGAATCTCTTACTGACCCTAACGATGACCGCATCGCATTCTGGGATGATTCAGCAGGTGCATTTGCTTGGTTGGACGTAGGTTCAAACATCACTATCTCTGGAACTACAATCTCTTCAACAAACACCAACACGCAGCTTTCTAAAGAGCAAGTACAGGATTACGTTGGTGAGATGGTTTCTGGGAATACCGAGACTGGTATCACTGTTACATACGATGACGCTAACAACGAGTTAGACTTCGTAGTAGACACTGCAACAGCTTCAGTAATTGGTCGTGCGAGAGTAGCAGCAGGAGACGGTATTGACGTATCTGTATCTTCTGGTGTGTTTACCGTAAGCGGAGAAACTGCTTCTACATCTAACGCAGGTATCGTAGAACTTGCAACTGCTGGTGAAACACTTGCAGGTACAAGCACCACAAGAGCTGTAACTCCAGCAAGTCTTGCAGCACGCTCTTACAAAGCAGCAATCGGTGATGGCGCAGAAACAAGCATTGCAGTAACACACAATTTAGGTACTCGTGATGTAATTGTACAAATGTATGATGCATCAAGCTTCGAGACTGTATACGCACAGGTTGTTAGAACGGATGACAGTAATGTAACGATTGACTTCAACTCTGCTCCAGCAGCAAATGATATCATCGTTATGGTTACCAAGATAGACTAATACAGACTTATCTTAATATACGAGGGGTGTGGTTCAAACTGCACCCCTCTTTTTTTTATCTTTGTGGAACATAATATAATATTATATGTCTGTACGTTTTTTATCCAATCCGTCTTCTGAAAACTTTAATGTCGGAAATGCTATTTATCACGAGGGTGATACTAATACATATGTATGGTTTACAACAGACCGAATAAGAATATCGGCTGGTGGTGCAATAAAGTTCGATAGTAATAATACTTATCTCACAACGGTAAGCAATAGTAATTGGTCTGGGACAGATTTGTCTATAGCCAACGGTGGTACAGGTGCTTCTACAGCATCTGCTGCACGCACTAATTTAGGATTGGGTAGTGCTGCAACTTCTAACACTTCAGCTTTTGCTACAGCAGCACAAGGAACAAAAGCTGATTCCGCTTACCAACCTAATACTGCTCTTTCAGCAACAACTGGTTCGTTTAGCGAAAATGTTACAATAGCTAATACCGCTGATGTAGTATTTACAGATACCGCTGGGACATTCCCAACAAGCGGTAAAGGATTTGATTGGACTTTAAATAATGATGGTGCAAGAATCTATGCAATTCAACCTTCTTCTGATGCAATTGATTTTGTATTTCAGTTAAGAGATAATGCAACTGCAAACGATAGATTTGTATTTCATGTAAAAGAATGGCAAGGTGCTGCATATGATAAGTATCCACTTATTATTCGTTCAGGAACTCAATTTGATTTAGTCGATTCCGCATTATACACTAACGGTACTGTTAGAATGTCAAATAGCGGAGCTTTATCAAATGTTAGTGGTAACATATCTATGTTTACTAACGACTCTGGATATCTAACTGCACACCCTTCTATTACGCAAGCTGCAAACGTGAACAACAGCAATGGGACTGTTATTCAAGATTTAACATTTGATAGCAACGGTCACACTACAGCTGTTAATTCTATTGACCTTGATAATCGTTACTATACAGAGACTGAAGTAAACACTTACTTCAATAGAGGATATATAAACCATGAACAAGCAACTAACCTTGCTGTTGGTTGGTATACGATTGCTTTAAACAGTGGAGACAGAGCTTTAGGGGAATTCCAAATTTGGGATACTTACAGTTCAAGACACCAGTCTGTTATATTTAATGCAGCGCATCACTTTGGCGCAGATGACTCAAACAGTATAACTGTTCTTGCAAACTCAAGTTTCTCCACTGATGTATTTAAATATATACGTATTAAAGAAAACAGCACATACGATGGCGCAGCAATTCAAGTTTATATTGACAACGGTAACAGTGATGTTCACGTTGCTATTGTAGGTGCTAATGCACAAGAAAGTGGGTGGAATTTAGTTGATTGGTTAGCAGATGCTACAGCACCAAGTGGATTTTCTGGGTGGGCATCAGCAAGCGAAAAAAGCAAAATAGACCTTGATAATATTCACGCTGGTGGTATTGCTACTACTGGTGAGATTTATGCTGGTGGAGCAACAACTCAATACAGGGTGCTAAATACAAGTGATAGCGTTTCAGACTTAGGGACTATCAATAATAGCGATTGGAGTGGTACAGACTTGTCTATAGCCAACGGTGGTACTGGAGCATCAACTGCTTCAGCAGCACGTACCAATTTAGGATTGGGTTCTCTCGCTACTCTAAACAGTGTCGCAGCAGGGCAAATAAACGCAAATGCAGTTAATGCTTCTGAGTTAAACGTATCTGGTAATGGTACTACATCTCAGTTCTTGCGCTCTGACGGTGATGGGACTTTTACTTGGGCTACACCTACAGATACAAACACAACATACTCTGTTGGTGATGGAGGTCTTACAGAAAAGAACTTTACTACAGCGCTTAAAACAAAGCTTGACGGTATTGAGGCTTCTGCTGATGTAACAGATACAACCAATGTAGTGGCAGCTCTAACAGCTGGCACAAACATACAGATTGCAGCCAATGGTACTATCAGCGCAACAGATACAAATACTACATACAGTGTTGGAGATGGTGGTCTTACGCAGAAAAATTTTACCACTACACTCAAGAATAAGCTTGACGGCATTGAAGCTGGGGCAACAGCTGACCAAACTCCAGCCCAAATACTAACTGCAATCAAAACTGTAGATGGCTCTGGTTCTGGTTTAGATGCAGATACGCTTGATGGCAATCAAGCAACAGCTTTTGCAACTGCTGCTCAAGGAACTAAAGCAGATGCTGCTTTGCCAAGAGTTGGTGGCACTGTTACTGGTAATATAGTTATTGACCAAGATGGAGACAATGGTGCGATTGTTTATACATATACTGGAGGTGTTTACGTTCCAAAGCCTAATGGAGCAAGTTTTGCAACAACAAGCTCTTCGCAAACTGGGGCAATTGCAATAAAGCTGCCTGCAACTTCTTGGAATAGAAGTGATATGATTTCCTTTAACGTAGATATATACGATTATAACGGAAACAATGCAGGAGAGTCTGTTTCTTTATATGTTTATGGGTATCAATACAGTACTGGGCTTTGGACAAATCAAGGTGCTGTTATATTAAGTGATAGAGCAGATAGGGATTATACAGTTAGGTTTGGTCACGATGGGACAAGACACATTGTATACATTGGGGAAACAACTTCTACTTGGAATTATTTACAAGTAACCGTAAGGGACTTCCAAGCTGGTTACGATGCTGGTGTTGCTGGAAATTACGACAATGGTTGGGAAATTGCTGTAAATCAAACATCCTTTAGTAATATTCAGAAAACATCTGCCGATAACTACCCAGTAGCAAAGCAGTTTAAAACAGCAAGAAACATTGCTTTAAGTGGAGCAGTAACTGGTAATGCCAACTTTGATGGTTCTGGTAACATTACAATTGCAACTACTGCTACCTCTGACCCAACACTTACACTTGCTGGTGATGCTACTGGTTCTGCAACGTTTACCAACTTAGGTAATGCAACCCTTACCGTAACGGTAGCCAATGACTCGCATACTCACGATGGTCGTTACTACACGGAATCAGAGATTGACACCAAACTAACTAACACTGCGAATTGGAATACTGCTTATGGATGGGGCAATCATGCTTCTGCTGGTTATCTAACAAGTTACACTGAAACAGATACATTAGATAAGGTTGCTGACAGAGGAGCAACAACTAATCAAGCCTTAACTATTGGAGCTGGCGCAACTACTGGCGGAAGAATTTTATCACAAAACTATAGTGGGTCAAATAGGTTAGGAGTTATAAGTTCAAATTCCTCAAGTGGAAACCTTTTAATAGGGTATGGTGCAGAAGGAAAAGTTGGCAGTAGCGGAAATTTTGTCTCTACATACGGCAACTTTGGTGGAGGTCACGCTGCGTTATCTATATCAGGTACGCATTTAACATGGTATGCTGAAGCTTCTAACTCAACTACCCCTATAGGAGATGATTTAACTTTAGCTAACGTATTTAGTGTTGATAGGTCTGGAAATTTATCACTGGCTGGAACTGTTGATGGCGTAGATATAGCCGCTTTAGCAACAGCAAACACAGGCGACCAAGATTTAAGCGGTTACGCTCCTTTAGCTTCACCAGCATTAACTGGCACACCAACAGCACCTACAGCATCAGCAGCTACAAACACTACACAGCTTGCTACAACGGCTTTTGTGCAGACTGCGGTATCAACACTTGTTGACTCTGCTCCAGCTGCGTTAAACACGCTTAATGAGCTTGCAGCTGCGTTAGGAGACGATGCTAATTTTGCAACAACAACCTCAACAGCCTTAGGCAACAGACTAAGGGTAGATACAGCTTCTCAAGGTCTTAACTCTACACAGCAAGGTAATGGTCGTACCAATTTAGGATTAGGCAGTGCTGCTACATCTGCATCTACAGATTTTGTTGCTGTGTCTGGTGATACAATGACTGGAGCTTTAGAAATAAATGGTAATGTTGGTGCTGACCCTCTTTTAAAACTATATAATACTTCAAATTCTAATGGTGCTATAATACAATTTAGCGACCAGACTGGACAGAGTCAAATTGGTAATATTACCTTTAGGCATGCTGATGGTCAATCCGAGGGCGGTGGTGCATCATTCCATTTTGAATCACAACCAGATACTGTTTTAGTTTTAGGTAACTCTACTAATAAGGGTAGGATTGTCGTCTTTAGTGCAAATAGTTCAGCTGAAGTAGATTATGGTTTTAATGGCGACACTAATACAGGTGTATACAGCCCAGCAGTAGGACAGGTTGGTTTAGTTAGTAATTCCAGCAGGAAGCTAATTGTAACCAGTGATGGTGTTACAATACAAAATGGTAGACTCTATTTAGGCGGAACTGTTGATACAAATACAACTTCTACAACTGCACTCGTGCTAAACGGAACAGAAGTAGAAAAACGTACACTTGGGTCTTTAGCATTTGATTCTACTACATTAGGTACAGCAGCAACATCAGCAGCGACTGACTTCGTAGCTGTTACTGGTGATACTATGACTGGTAAGTTAACTTTAGACGGAACTGGTTTAGATGTTGATGGTCTTATAGCATTAACAGCCTCAAACACTGTGGCTGGTGGTAATCACATTTATAGAAACGGTAATAATCCATACTATAGTAATAAGAGACTAAGAACTTATTATGAGAGAGTTATTTCAGGAATATCTACCGCACCAGCAGATTACGATACTTACTACGAAATAGGTGACTTTTCATTCACTTCACTTGAAGGGATATTTGATGTAGAAATTCTATTTAACGGAAGTGGCTATGGTCAAGGTTCAAGACATAGAATTCCTTTGTCTTACAAAATGGATTACTTGGGTAACTATAATCTTAAAGGCTTTACAACTGCTTTTGATGTTTGGTTAGTTGCTGACGGCACATTCCAATCACCTCGTCATAGACTAAGCAATGCTTCTCATTGGGAATTACAATTTAAAGTAGTTGACAATAGGATTTACTTTAGAATTGTAATTAAGGGTTCTAACGGACAAACAGGAACGGCTACCGCATACGTTAAATTCTTACACTCAAATGATTTTGACAATGTTACCTATACTGTTGGTACTGGTACTGGTACTGACGCAACAGATTACGACAGACTTCCAAATATCATTGCTGGTCTTAACGGTAAGACATTAATTCAAAACGAGCTTATAGTCAGAAAAGTAGGTGTAAACACTGCCACGCCTGCTAAAGATTTTCACGTAAATGGAACTGTTAGGTTTGAAGATTATGTAAGCGGTATACTAAAAGTAGATGGTAGTGGTGATTTAGGAGTAGACACTTCTACGTACTTAACGTCTGTTGCATTTTCAGACTTAACTTCTACACCGACAACCTTATCTGGCTATGGTATTACGGATGCTTTTGATGGAGCTTATAGTTCTCTTACAGGTACTCCAACACTTGGTACAGCAGCTGCAACCGCTTCTACGGATTATGCTACATCAGCGCAAGGAACTAAAGCAGATACTGCTCACGGCTGGGGAAATCACGCTTCTGCTGGATACTCTACCGCTACTGGTGTAGAAAACAATGCAAATTACATTACTAATAACAACCAGTTAACTAATGGTGCTGGTTACATAACTGGAGTTACAAACATATCTGGTTACTCTGGCTCACTCTTTAGGTCAGATAACAGAACTATATCACCATCAGAAGAAACTGCTGGTAGAATGAGGTTTGGATTTACCTCTTGGGGTAATAACAACACTTCGCCATATGCTGACTTCTTGCACTTACGTTCCTACACAGATTCATCTGGAGGCAGTGATAACCTTGTGATGTTTAAAAAGAGTGGGATAGGGATGCGTATCTGGCAGCAAACTTATGGGTCAGCAACTGCATATTCTACGTACGAAGATGTTTACCATACTGGTAATCTCATTATAGGCGATGGAGGTTTAACGCAAAAGAACTTTACTGCAACTCTGAAAACAAAGTTAGATGGTATAGCGAGTGGAGCAGAAGTAAACGTACAGTCTGACTGGAACGCTACTTCTGGGGACGCACTTATTCTTAATAAGCCTACATTATTTGACGGAGCTTATTCTTCGTTAACAGGAACTCCTTCAACCTTTGCGCCATCAGCCCACAACCAAGCTTGGTCTACAATTACATCAACCCCTACCACTATAGCAGGATACGGAATCACAGATGCATTTGACGGAGCGTATAGTTCACTTTCTGGAACACCTACTATTCCAAGCGGTAATGAAATCATTGACTGGACAGTTGACCAAGGTTCTACGAATATTCACTCTGGAAATTACACTAACACAACATATACTGTAGGTGATAATGGCTTGACTCAAAAGAACTTTACCTCAACTCTTAAAACCAAGCTTGACGGAATTGCAACTGGGGCAGAAGTAAATGTTCAGTCTGACTGGAATGCAACTACTGGAGATGCGTTTATTAAAAACAAACCTACATTAGGTACAGCTGCTGC